CAACCAGATATACGGTGACGAACTGCCCTGGGAACGTCCGCATAAGCCTTGGAGGGATGTCGATACAGCCCAGCTTGTGGCTTTCGTCGATAAACGCTATGGCACGTTTTCGGCTCGAAATTATGAACTTGCGCTGGCTAAGGTTGCCGACGACCGTGCTTATCATCCGATTCGGGAATACCTCGAAGGCTTACCCGAATGGGATAGAATCCCTCGAATCGACACACTGCTTATTGATTACCTCGGTGCGGAAGATTCGCCTTATACCAGAGCCGTCACCCGTAAGACCCTCGTAGCAGCGGTGGCTCGGATTATTAGCCCCGGCACAAAGCATGACTCCATCCTTGTCCTCAATGGCAAGCAGGGTATCGGCAAATCCACACTCTTCTCCAAACTGGGCCAGCAATGGTATTCCGACAGCCTTTCAATATCTGATATGAAAGATAAAACCGCCCCGGAGAAGCTTCAGGGCTACTGGATACTCGAGCTCGGGGAGCTTGCGGGCATTAAGAAAATGGATGTCGAGACAGTAAAATCTTTTATCACCCGCACAGATGATAAGTATCGTCCTTCGTATGGCCGAGCGGTTGAGAGCCACCCGCGCCAATGTATTATCGTGGGTACGACCAACTCAGACGGTGGATTTTTGCGGGACATCACGGGCAACCGACGCTTCTGGCCTGTTTGGGTATCCGGCGAGAGTAAATACCGCGCTTGGGAGCTTGCGGACATAGATCAGATTTGGGCAGAAGCCCTNGTAAAATACCAAGGCGGCGAAGAATTGTTCTTAAAAGGNGATGTTGCTATGGCGGCGTTTGCCGAACAGCGCAACGCTATGGAAAACGACGAGCGCGAGGGCATGGTTGTAGATTACCTTGAAACCCTGCTACCTGAAAGCTGGGATGCAATGGACCTTTATCGCAGGATCGAATACATCCGTTCACCTGACGACCCCACAAGAGCGAGCGGAAGCGTCCGCAGGAATCAAGTCTGTGTGATGGAGATATGGTGTGAGTGCTTTGGTAAGTCCCGCGAGTCCATAAAGAAAGCTGATTCCTACGAAATCCAAGGTATCTTGAACCGTATCGGCGGCTGGTCTCTATTCGACGGAAATAAGACCGGCAAAAAATCCTTGCCCATCTATGGCATTCAGAGGGTGTTCGTCAGAACGGAATGAAGCATTTTTATTGCCTGTCTGCTCGTTTTGGGGCTTCGGCAACCAAGCTCGGCAATGTCGCAAGCCCCTATTAAATCAGTGTTCTACGGTTGCTCTTTCCCTTATTGCCCATTTTATTCTACTAATTTATATAGGTAAGGATAAGGGTAATAGGCACACGGGAAACGCACGCGTAGTAATTATAGGAAAAATCGGGCAATCGGCAAATGAGAAATTGGAGGTTATCGTGAGAGAGAAAATCATAGAACAGAAACTCGTCCAAGCAGTCAAAGCAATGGGTGGTACCGCACTTAAATTTACAAGTCCCGGTTTTGATGGGATGCCCGACCGCCTTATTCTCCTGCCGCGGGGCAAAATCGCCTTTGTTGAAGTGAAGCGGTATGGGGAGAAACCTCGACCTTTGCAGGAAGCGCGACATGGGATGCTTCGGCGGTTGGGTTTTACGGTCTACGTTTTGGACGATGGAGCGCAAATTAGAGAAATTTTAGAGCAGATTGGAGGTGGTGCCGAATGAAGTTCATACCGCATGATTACCAGCGATATGCGACCGAATATATCAAGGAAAACACTGTCGCAGCTGTGTTCCTCGATATGGGCTTGGGTTAGGCAAGACGGTGTTAACACTAACCGCCATCGCCGACCTGCTGTTTGACAGCTTTGAAATCGGAAAGATTCTTGTTATTTGTCCGCTTCGCGTTAGTGCAGTCTGGGTTGAAGAAATAAGTAAATGGGAGCATCTCTCCGACCTGAGATTATCCGTTGCTGTCGGCACGGAGACGGAGCGCAAAGCGGCGCTTCAGGCTAAAGCAGATATTTACGTAATCAACCGCGAAAACGTAGTGTGGCTGATCGAGGACAGCGGCATCCCTTTCGATTTCGACACCCTGGTGGTTGATGAACTATCCAGCTTCAAGAACCACCAGACAAAGCGGTTCAGGTCATTGATGAAGGTTCGCCCCAAGGTAGTACGCATCATCGGTCTGACAGGAACACCGAGTAGTAACGGTTTGATGGATTTATGGGCTGAGTACCGGCTTCTCGACATGGGTCAGCGGCTCGGACGGTTCATCGGGCAGTATCGCAGCACATACTTTACACCCGACAAAAGAAACGGTCAGGTCATATTCAGCTACAAGCCTCTGCCGTTTGCTGAAAAAGAAATATACGCCAAAATCGCCGACATTACCATATCGATGAAATCTACTGACCACTTGATCATGCCGGAACTGGTAACCGCTGGGTATCCTGTGAAGCTATCAGACAAAGAGCGTGAGCGATACGACGAACTGCGGCAGGATTTGGTGTTAAAACTGGCTGGTGGCGATGTCACTGCCGCCAATGCCGCCGCCCTATCAGGAAAGCTCTGCCAGATGGCGAATGGTGCGGTCTATGGCGACGACGGCACAGTCCACTACATCCACAACCGCAAACTGGATGCCCTTGAGGATTTAATCGAAGCCGCCAACGGCAAGCCCGTTCTCGTGGCTTACTGGTTCAAGCACGATTTGGAGCGAATATCAGCAAGGCTGAAAGAACGGAATATATCATTTACAAAATTGGATACATCGGACAGTATCGCAAGCTGGAACGAGGGCAAATGGCCTGTCGCCTTAATCCACCCCGCTTCTGCCGGACACGGATTGAATCTACAGTCGGGCGGCTCCACGATTATTTGGTTCGGGATGACGTGGAGTTTAGAGCTCTACCAGCAGGCCAATGCCCGTCTTTGGCGGCAGGGTCAGAAAGCTGAAACGGTGGTTCTCCACCACATTATCGCCAAGGACACCATTGACGAACGGGTAATGAAAGCCCTGTCCGCCAAGGACAAAACACAAACCGCCTTAATTGATGCGGTAAAAGCAAATCTATGACAATCTATGGAGTCAAAAGCTGCCAATCCGAGGGGATTAAATTATCGGAGGTAGCCTATGAACAAACCAAAACTATCGGCAAAGGATTATTTGTCCCAAGCTTATCGCATAGACCAGCGTATCAATAGCAAGATTGAGCAGGTGCAGTCATTGCGAGAACTCGCCGGAAAAGCAAGTGCCACTCTGTCCGATGTGCCGCCAAGCAAGGGAAACCGCAATGTTCACCGCATGGAAGATGTTATCGCCAAGATGGTAGACCTGGAGTCTGAAATCAACGCTGACCTGACTCGCCTGATAAATCTGAAGCATGAAATCGTCACGGTGATTAAGTGCGTGGAAAGCCCCGAACTCCAGACGCTTCTGGAATTAAGGTATTTGTGTTTCAAGACATGGGAACAGATAGCGGTCGAGCTGCATTTCGACCTTCGCTGGGTTTACCGGCTTCACGGCCGGGCTTTGGACGAGATCGATGCTATACGCCACTGTTGACCACTATAATTCCGCTTAGAAGCCTGTTATTATTAAAATGGCAAAATTAAATGCACACACGAGCCTCGCGGGAGCAATCCCACGGGGCTTTTCTTATGCGCAGAACAGGAGGTGCAACGTGCCATATAAAGCAAAGAAACCCTGTGCCTACCCTGGCTGCGCCAAGCTGGCCACGGGTAGGTACTGTGAGGAACATCAGAAACAGGAAGCCAAACGATATAACAGATACGACCGCGACCCCGACAGCAATAAACGCTACGGTAGAACGTGGAAACAAATCCGTGCAGCGTTCCTGTCGGCGAACCCACTGTGCGTGATGTGTAAAGAAGACGGTAGACTTACTCCCGCCACCCTTGCACATCACAAGGTCAAGCTGACCGACGGCGGCACAAACGACTGGGAGAATATGATGGCGCTTTGTCAGGAATGCCACTCAAGACTTCACGCCGGGCAAGGCGACTACTTTTAAGTTCAAACCGAGGGGCGGTCTCAATCCCTGTGACTTCTAAGGTGGACAGCGCGCTTGGCCTGCCGTGCAAATTATTCAAAAATCAAAAATCAAAAAATCAAAACGGAAATCAAAATCAAAAACGAGGTGATGACAATGCCCAGCGGAGGCTATCGTCCGGGGGCAGGCCGTCCTCGGAAAAATCCAATCGATAAAAAGCTTGAAGGCAAAACTTCTGGCGCAAATGCTGCAACTCAGTCAAAACCAAAAAAGGTCAATTCCAAAAATGTGATGACGGACTACTTCTCCATTGCGATGAAGGAATGCGAAAAAGAAGTGCCATCTGCAGATGTACTGCGAAATGAAATTGAGGAATACATCGTGGCTCGCGGCTGTGATGGTTATGTCGCGCCGCAGACAATTACAGATTATGTGCTGAACAGGCAGGGCTTTCTTGCCTGCGAAGCCATGAACCGTAAAATCGGACGAATGACCAAGGAACTGAAGCTCTCGCCCTACGTCACGGCAGGCGCTCAGTATTACAAGGCGATGCAAGGCGACTTTAACCTGATTATGCAAATCATCAATCGCCACAGCAACACGCAGGGCGAAGAAAAGAACGCCTTTCTCGAATTGCTAACAAACAGGGGGTTTTAGGATATGAAATCGACAGAACGATTTGAAAAAGTGAATATAGACCGTCTCGTCCCATATGCAAGGAACGCCCGCACCCATAGCAAGGAGCAGATATTACAGCTTCGCTCCTCCCTGCGTGAGTTCGGTTTCGTCAACCCGGTCATCGTGGATAAAGACCTGAATATTATCGCAGGGCATGGACGCATTATGGCAGCACGGGAAGAAGGTTTGACCGAAATCCCCTGCGTGTTTGTGGAGCATTTGACCGAAGCGCAGAAGCGGGCGTATATTCTTGCTGATAACAGACTGGCACTCAATGCCGGATGGGACGAGGAACTTTTAGCTCTGGAATTTGCCGACCTCAAGGAGCTCGGCTTCGACCTCGAAATTACGGGCTTTGACGCCGACGAGATTGAAAAACTCTTCGCCGACCCCGGCGGGGACGTAGCTGACGACGATTTCGACTTGACAGCCGCCCTTGAACAGGCGGCTTTTGTTTTACCCGGAGATGTTTGGACGCTGGGACGGCACCGACTCATTTGCGGCGATGCCACGGTATCGGAAACTGTCAGGAAGCTGATGGATGGTCGCAAAGCCAATCTTGTGCTGACCGATCCCCCTTACAACGTCAGCTTTGAATCTGTGAGCGGACTAAAAATCAAGAACGACAGCATGAAGGCAGAACAATTCTACATCTTTTTACTGTCGGCGTTTAAGAATCTTTATGAAAACCTCGCCGATGGCGGGGCTTTTTACTGCTTCCATTCGGATTCGGAGAAGGTGAACTTCTTTCGTGCCTGTGTGGACGCGGGGTTTCATTACTCCACGACTTGCATCTGGGTGAAAAATGCCCTCGTGCTTGGTCGGGGTGATTACCAGCAAATGCACGAGCCGGTGCTGTATGCCTTTAAGAATACCTCCAAACACAAGTGGTATTCCGACCGTAAGCAGACTACCATTTGGAACTTCGATAAACCAAAGAAAAACGCCGATCACCCGACAAGCAAACCCCTCGACCTGCTGGCATATCCTATTGCCAACAGCAGTCAGGCAAACGCCATCGTGCTGGACACTTTCGGCGGCTCCGGGTCGACGCTCATCGCCTGCGAGCAGCTTGACCGCACCTGCTACATGCTCGAATTGGACGAGAAATATGCTTCGGTCATTTTACGCAGGTATGCCGAGTACAAGCAAAACGGTGGCGAGGATATCACCTGTGAGCGTGACGGCAAGGTATTCCAATATGCCGACCTCGTGAAAGAGGTGGCTTTAATATAGTCAAAAGTGTTATGTGGCTCTTCCAAGTATGATTTTATTCTCAGCGGCATTGTGTCATACACACAATAACAAGGGGCTGTATTTCCTTGATATTCGGTGCATTTATTATCACATAAAAGCTTGCTATTAAAGGCGTTCAGAGTGATATATGTAGTGCACGGAGGACAAAACCCCTGCAAAATCAAGGAAAATGGAGGAAACGAGCATGAGACTTTCTTACAACGTAACAGGCCCTGAACGTAAGACACTG